AATCAGCAAGAACTAGCCCAAAAGATATTGGACTGGTATGATACTGACAAACGATTCCTTGTCCTTGTTGCACCTACAGGCACTGGTAAATCTCTACTATCAGTTGTAACACAACGAGCGTTGCAGAAACGTACTCACGTTGTAGTATCTACACTCAGGTTACAAGATCAATTACAATCTTCGTTTGCCTTTGCACCTGTACTAAAAGGTAGAGATAATTATGAGTGTCTTATAGCGGATGTATCAGTAACACAGGCTCCATGTCAAGTGGGGTTTCAATGTGCTGTTAAATCTTCTTGTGATTACTTCGTGGATAGGGAGAGTGCATACGTTTCTGACTTTGCAATCTTTAACTACCCTTTGTATATGTACACCTCTGAGTTCTCCACAACCTTTAAGAGACCGGACATCTTATTCTGTGATGAGTCTCACTTAGCTCACCTTGAGTTAGAGAAGCATGTATCTGCTGAGATATCAGATAGAGACATAGGCTCTATGTCATGGCGTAGACCTCGTATCCATACCGTAGAAGGTATGGCTGACTGGGCTGCTGATAACATGGTTGAAGTTGAAGAAGAACTACAACGTGCTAGGCTATGGGTGTATGGAATCACAGGAGGAAACTCAGGTGACCGTATCAAGGGGAACACTAAGGATTATAAGCGAGCTATGTCTAGGTACGGTAAGTATCAAAGGCTGGCACGTAACCTTACTCTTATGCAAAGGGCCGGGCTAGATACCGAACAAGGTAAGCCATGGGTGTTTGATAAGATAGGTTCTATATATAAAGTACGGCCTGTGTTTGTAGCAGACTATACAAAGTATCTCTTCGGAGATGTAGACAAGGTAGTCTTAATGACTGCCACCATGAATCGGGATGATGTCGAGAGATTAGGCATTACCGATTATGATATAATAGAAGTTGATAGTGTCTACGAACCTAAACGTAGACCTGTTTACTACAGACCAGTAGGCCGTATGTCTGCTGCGTCTGAGCCTAGTCTAATGCCGGCTATGATAGATGAAATTGATACTATCATAGGTGCACATATGACTAAGCAACACAAAGGTATTATTCACACTGTGAGTTATAAGCGAGCTGAGATTATTAAGAACACTTCTAAATATAAACGGCTCATGATGACACATGGTGCGAGTGATAAGAATGAGGTCATAAGGAAATTCAAAGAGTCAGAGGAGGCTAGTATACTTATCTCTCCATCTATTTTGGAGGGAGAAGATTTCCCACATGACCAATGTCGTTACGTCATTATGCCCAAGGTACCTTACCTATCTCTTGGGGATAAAGTAGTACGTGAACGACTCTCTGAAGACCCTAACTGGTATACATGGAAAGCAGTTTCCGATATCATTCAAGGCTCAGGAAGAGGTATGCGGAATGAAAAAGACTTTTGCTCTATCTATATACTCGACGCAATGTTTGAGGAGATAGCTAGAAAGCATAGTGATGACATTCCACAATGGTTCAAAGCAGCCATCAAGTACCTAGAAATAGATTAGTATAAAAAGGAAAAATATATAATGGCAGAAGAAACAATTGAGGTGTTGGAATTGGGTGAAGATCTTCTTGACGCAAACAATGTCTCAGACCGAACGGTTATGTTAGCTGAAATTGCAGGGGAACCTGTGTTTCAGAAACGAACGATTACCTACAACGACAAGGAAACTGGCGAAGAGCGTTCATTCCCTAAAGTGGAATTAAAATGGACAATCAAGCAGGTACATCCTGAAACGTCTGCAGGTCCTCGTGACCTATACATCAACATCAGTCGAGCACAAGCAGAAGCTCTGGAGTCTGGTAAGTCTCCATCTATGCACGCTAAGACTGACCTTGGTCGGCTAACCCGACAATGTTCAGACGCTGGACTTCCGAACCCCGGTAGTTCTGATCTCGTTGGTAAGGTTGTTGTGGTCGCTTCTTTCACGGAGGAATTCCGTGGACGAACTGAACGCAAGTATGATATACTGGCAACAGTAGGTGATGTTGAGGACTTTGACCTTGAGCGTGGCATAGCTATCGTTCAAGATGAAGCTCTTGCATCGAAGCAGCAGGTATCTGCAGCATACTAGGTAACTAGTATAAAACTCCTCTGACAAAGGGGTTGCCAATCTACCACATATGTGTTACTATATATGTATAGGATTGGTAGCCTCTTTAGAGATTATCAAGGATTACTAACTCTCATACTTACATGATACCCAATCATATGAGACAAAGTTTAAGGTGACGCGAAGGGGGAACTCGCTGAATAAGTCCTTATGTGAGCAATCATATTCTTGGTAATTTCTAAAGAGTCTATCAATTAAAAAATTATGCGAACATTATCTTACAGTGGTCTATCATTATTCTCCGAGTGTCCAGAAAGATTTAAGCGTGAGAAGCTATCTAATCTAATACTTGAGAGAGAAGCTACACAGTTCACTGTGCGTGGCACAATCGTCCACAAATTCATGGAAGACATTATCAATATACAAATCGAATCAGGTGAATGGCCTGATACGCATACTGCTATTGCTCATATGGAAAACCTATGGAACGATGGCTTCGATGAGAATGGTAAGAACATATTAGATACTTGTACATGGCAAAATGATTTCATAGAAAAGTCTATGGAAGATTCTGTCTCTCTCGTACCAATCATGTACGATGAACTGTTCCCCTTCCTTACTAATCCAATTGCAACTGAGAAACATATTGAGTATCCAATTGATGCTAAGTATATGCTACATGGGTACATAGACTACATAGGGGAACCTAACACAATAATAGACTGGAAGACTAAGACTAGTCCAATGAATACTAGGTGGCTTGAACAAGATTTACAAGCTACTGTGTATGCTGCACTAAGCGGATGGGATAAAGTAAACGTCCACTTCGTACAGTTTATATACTTAAAAACAAAAGCTCCACGTATTGAGTGGGGTAGCACAACTAGAGATAGGAGGCATACTGATTGGTTATTAAATGAAATGATTCCACCAGTGATCCGTTCTCTAGAGGCTGATATCACTCCACCTACCCCTGGATGGTGGTGTACTAACTGCCCATTACCCTGTGATGCATTACCTAATGTGTCCGTCAATGTAGAAAGTTTGAGTTATGTATAAAGAAACAGTATTAATAGTAGGTCCAGACAGCTCTGGTAAATCCTCATCCTTGTTAGATATAGCAGAGAAGCATCCCGGTTCTAAGGTCTTCATGATTGACCTAGAAAATAAACTTAGCAAACTGTTAGATGGTTTGTTCCCTGACCTTGAGATAGAGGTAGAGGGTTGTTTAAATTGGGATCAGTTAGCTGACTCGTTTAACAAAGCAAAGCAAGTACTTAAGGCAGGTGACTGGCTCATGATTGATGGGCTAGATAAAGCTTGGGACTTAGTACAGGCTGACTATGAGATGAAGGTCAACGGTATCACACTCTCTAATAGAGTAGAAGAACTACGTCTAGGTACCTCAGCACCCGGGATTGACAAGTGGGGTTGGTGTAAGACTAAGCACAACAAAGATTTCTTAGATGTAGCTACTGGTCGTGCACCATTTCATGTAGCTGCTACAGCATGGGCACACCCTGTAAGCATAGAAGGTATTGGACAAGATAAAGATATAACAGTACAAGAAACTACAGCTATGTGGCAACAGGCTGGCTTTAAACCCGGCGGGGAGAAACGTAATACTCAACGCTTTGATACTGTATTCGCACTCAATCTCAAGATGGCTCCGGTTAGTTACCAGATAGCCACGATGAAAGATAAGGTACGTCCGTACCTTGGTAATAATAAATCAAGTCTTTGGACTAAGTTTGACATAGAGAATGGCTTATGGAATACATATGTCACTGCTTGTGAAACAGAGAAAGAAAATGGAGGGCGAGTTATCCTACCCGCATAGTCAATGATAACCATAGACTCACGAGAACAGGGATCTATACAGCTTGTTCAAGAAGCTTTCAGGGCTTCTAAGATTCCTGTCTCAGTTGAGAAACTAGACTATGGTGACTATCGCATGGACATAACTCAGGATGACGGTACACCTCGTACCATTCTAATAGAAAGAAAAACTCCTACAGACTTCATCTCTTCAACAACCCCTACTATGAGAGACCCCGGATCTAAGATAGCCCGTCAACTGAATGGCTGTCTTGACACGGATGCTGACGTAGTAGTACTGTTGGTGGATGGTTACTATCAGTGGATGAAGGGTGGTAAGATTAAGACTAAGAAGATTAATCTACAACACTCACCGGATGCGTTTGTATCTAAGCTCAGAACGATACAGTCTCATTCAATTAGAGTAGAGTACAATCCTAGTGATTGGTATCTGCCCTTCCATCTACTAAGTTTGTATAAGTATGAAAGTAGAAGTGAGCATAATACTTTGGCCTTGTCTCCAAAGCCGTTTGCTGTTCCCCCTAGATCACAATCTAAGTGGACAGTTCTTATGGGTATGAGAGGTGTAGGTCCTAAGATGGCTCAACAACTTCTCACAGAATTTGGTAGTATAAAGAAGCTAGCAAACTCTGATAAAGGAACACTCATGGCAGTTAAAGGCGTGGGAGAAAAGACAGCAGAAGAAATATTATGGTATCTCAATTAATAGTAGAAGATGAAACAGGACAAAGATGGGTAATTGATTCAACAGATTCTATGTATGAGTCCCTATCTAAACTACCAGACAGTCTTATCAAAGTACCAAGGTCATTACTTATTGATGGGTTTGAAAGCCCTACAATGAATACAGCCTTGCTTGATCAGAACGATGTACTTAATGATGATAAGATAGGAGAGGTAATTAAGACGCATGTCTATAATTACTTATTAAAAAATGGTAAAGAATCTAACAAGAGAAGACTTCCTTCCCAGTTCCTCCTTCATGTGGAAGGACGGGTCGAAGGAATCTTACAACCATCCAGCCCTACTTAGCATACAAGTAGCAGATGATATCGAACCTCATGACGGGGTAATCTCAATTGTTTTTGTAGAATCAGGCAGCGTAGATTTCTCTATTGAAGCTATAGAAGTAGAACCTTTTATGTTATTTCTACTTAAAACTCTTGCAGAATCCCCCCAACTTATGATGTTTGTATCAGCTACGTATGCTAGGATACATGATTATATATCTAAAAATGATTACAAGTATATGATCACACTTAGTCCTAATCAAGATTTAGGTAACTGTTACCCTATGGAATCAGCAAATGATTTACAAGAGCTTGAAGCTTTGTTTGAACAAAAGGTTGCGGTACTTAAAAGAGGTGGACTTAAAGAATTATATTTAGAAGATGAACCAGTATTTAATATCAAAGGAGATATACAATTTTTAATATCGACAACCAAGTTTTATGGAGATCCGCCAGAGGATCCAAGTCAACCGAATCTACAGGACTTGATAAACTAGACATTAGTAAAGAAGATTGGAAAAAGTTTCAAGCACTTACAGATTATATTGCAGATGAGATGGGGCTAGAACCTCAATGGTCTATCAGTGTAGTGTTACCTACTAAACAAGAGAGAGACAAAAGAATAGAGGCTACTACATCATGGATACCCCACTACCGTGATGCTACTATTATTATTAAACCAAGCCTAGTTACAGATAGAGAACGGTACACTAGAACATTAATACATGAGCTATTCCATGTACGCATGGCAGATATACATGATTGGATCATCGAACAAACCCCATCATCACGACGTAATGAAGCTATAAACGTGATAGAGAGATGCGTAAGTGAGGTAACTAACCTCTACTTAGAAAGCTTTATACGTATACATGAAAAAGAATTGAGGAAGTTCTTCTAATTAATACTGCCGAAACATTTACGAAACATAATGGAAACAATTATATGATACAATAAGTATATCAGTCTTTTCCCACTGAATCCCAAGCAAATTTTATACATCCAAGGAGGATGCAATGGATACCTTTGTCCTAAATCAAACATTTTTAGACACCTATAAAGAATTACAACCTGATTTTGGGTGGAGTGGACTAGGTGAAGTAGTGTTCTTTAGGACGTATTCACGTTCTGATAACCCTAAAACAAATGGCATGGAGAAATGGCACGACGTATGTGAACGTGTCATCAATGGTATGTACCAAGTACAACAAGACCATATGCCCTCTCAGTTATGGAACTCTGATAAAGCGCAGCGTTCAGCACAAGAAGCGTTTGACTTAATGTTTAGGATGAAGTGGTCACCTCCCGGGCGTGGCTTATGGATGATGGGTACTGACTTTGTAATGAACAGAGGAGTATCTGAGTGTCTACAGAACTGTGCATTCATCTCTTCTAAGTACCTTAACAAAGAAAAAGGTTCCTTCTTCTCTTGGATAATGCATATGAGTATGCTAGGAGTAGGGGTTGGTTTTGATACAGATGGTAAAAATAGTGTATATGTATCTCAACCTGTAAAACCTGCTGCTATTGAGGAGATTCCTGACACAAGAGAAGGATGGGTTAGGTCAGTTGAACTACTAATTAATTCGTATATATCCTCATCACGTATGCCCACAATTGAATTTGATTATAGTAAGATACGCGATAAGGGGGAACCGATCAAAGGATTTGGTGGGGTTGCTAGTGGACCTGATCCTCTTAGGCAGCTACATCATTCTATCCGAGCAGTACTTGATAACTGTGTTGATAAAAAGTTAGGCACTAGAGAGATTGTTGATATAGCAAACATGATTGGACGCTGTGTTATAGCAGGTAATGTCCGACGCTCTGCTGAGATAGCCTTTGGTCAAGAAGATGATGAAACCTTTATCGACCTCAAGGATTACAACAAGTACCCTGAACGTATTGACTACGGTTGGGCATCTAATAACAGTGTGTTCCTCACACCTGAGTCAGACGTTAGCAGATTAGCTGAGCGTACATGGCACAATGGTGAGCCGGGATTTGCTTGGTTAGATAATGTACACAACTATGGGCGAATGAATGGTATAATAGATACAACAGATGAACATGCGCTAGGCTTTAACCCATGTGGTGAGCAGCCTTTAGGACACAAAGAGATGTGTACGCTAGTTGAAATCTACTTACCTCACATAAAGAGTAAGGAAGAGTTCAGAAGAGTTATTAAGTTTGCATACCTATATGGTAAGACTGTTACCCTCGCCTCAAACAATATAGAAGATGAAACCTCTAGAGAAATCATGGGGAATAATCGACGTATTGGACTATCACTTACAGGTATCACCCAATTTGTGGGGGAACATGGTAGAGAAGTACTTAAAGACTGGATGGACCATGGCTATCACTGGAGTGGTGACTACGACAGAATATACTCACAGTGGTTCAATGTACCCACCAGCATTCGTAGGACCTCAGTAAAGCCTAGTGGTACCGTGTCTCTAGTAGCCGGTGTAACCCCTGGTATACACTTCAATGTTGAAGGGCGCTTTCATATTAGACGTGTCACATTAGCTGACAATAGCCCTCTTGTAGATAGGTTACAAGCGGCAGGGTACCATGTAGAACCTGCTGTCGTTGACCCTACTAACTCTGTAATAGTTGAGTTCCCTGTAGATGCAGGTGTAGGTGTACGCTCTGAGTCAGATGTAGAACCTATGGAACACCTAGAGTTGATAGCTGACGTGGCTAGATTCTGGGCAGACAATGCTGTGAGTGCTACCGTTAAGTTTGATAAAGAAGAATATGGACCAGAACAACTGGCCGATATGATTAACTGGAGCAAGGATAAGGTAAAGGATATAGCGTTCCTACCTCTTAGTCCAGCTGGTACATACCAGCAAGCTCCCTACGAAGGTATTACCGAAGAGGTATTCAACGCTAAAAAACAAAACCTACAACCACTGGCATTATCTGTTATTGGTGATGGCGATAAACAAGCTGACCTGTACTGTGATGGTGACGCTTGTGTAATATAAGGAGGGGATCCCCTATCTAATGTTTGATTTAAGTATAGAAGAATACCAAAAACTCTTGGCAGGTAAACCAAGGAACATGCACTTCGGAGCATGGATAGCACGAATGAATAGAAAGGCGTTGTATGAACGTAAAGGATCCATCTACCCAATTATCTGATATAGAGAATAGAATTAAAGCTTGTCGCCAATGTGGTCTACATAACAATAGAACATTTGGTGTAGCAGGGGAAGGTCCAGTAAACGCTGACATTGTTGTGATAGGAGAAGCACCGGGAGATCAAGAGAATCGCACAGGTAAACCCTTCATTGGTTATTCTGGGCAACTCCTAACACAGCTACTACAAAACGCAGGGTACTCACGAGCTGACACGTACATAACTAATATGGTTAAGTGTTGGGTAGGTGAAGGAAACCCTGACCCTAAACAAACAGAGATCGACACATGTGCACCATGGTTAGATCAACAATTACAACTTATAAAACCAAAGGGTGTTATTACTTTTGGTAAGTTCTCTACCAATAAGTTTATAGAGTTTCCAAACAAAGGTGGAATAGGACAGATACAGGGGCACATACGTCGGGCTTGGTGGGACTCCACACATCCAACGTATATAATGCCCCTATATCATCCTGCTTATTTAGCTCGTTCCCGTGACGAAATACCAAACACTACTTCGTACTTAGTAAAGTTCCGAGAACTCATAGACGATTTAATATGGTAAGGCTCGGTTAGTCTGGTACATCGGACGCAGACTCTTTCCATAGTTTATCATCATAAAATTCTAGCTCTTGCTTTAGACGTTTAATCTCCTCGTTTGCAACATCGAGGTGATGTTCTGCTAAACGACGCTGCAAGCATACTTCTCCATATGCAAGAATCATTTCATCTGATGAAATGTTTATCTCACTCATGTTACGAGATTATACTTCCTGACTTGTCACCAGAATGCTGTGCTACGTAAGTCTTTACGACTGACAGTACGGCTGCAACACCAGCTGCTGCCCCTGCTTTCATAGGTTCAACATCCATACCTACTAATGGTCCCGCTGCGACAATACCCAAAAATGCTTGGATAAATGTCATCGCACAGCGTTCCCCCAAATCCTTTATGTTCGCTTCCTTAAACATTTGTACCTCCTACAGTACTATCTGCATATCTACAGACGAATTCTCCGTCTTGATATCAATCTTTATTCCGCCTAGTGCGGCGGGGGTCATCATACCTTTCTCCACATATGTGTCAGAGTCTTGCATATAACCCTTCAGCCAGCTGCCAGTACACGCAAGTATCACATCTTTATGTGATAGCTTTTGATTATTGGCATATAACTTTTGTACTTTGGTTGCTACTTTTTTATGGTGATGCCCGATTAAATATATATCTGCATCAAAAGAATGTAGCATCTTTTCTAATTGTGTGAGTGGTCCACCTATTGAACCGCCGCCACCCTTACCGTGGTGTAGCCATATAGAACACTTTTGTTTTTCGGGTAGTTTCATGGTAACGATACCTGAAGTTCCTAGGAATTCACATCCTAGATATTCTGCAAGTTCCCTATCTGTTGTCGTACCATTTGCATACTCCCAATAGTGGTGTCCTTCTACAAGCCCTAACCATTTACCTCTTGTCGGTTTCAGTATATCTTTTACAACTTCTAAGAATTCTCTTGACTTTGTATCCAATGCTTCTTGAATAGTGTCATATAGATTTCCTCTCTTTATATCAGC